CGTCGACCGGCATGAAACCGAACGTCACTACCGGTCTAATCGCTATGACGTCCTCGGTGGTGCTCCCGTCGAGCATATCGCCGCTGGCGTCGCCCATGATCTTCTTGTAAGTCACAGAGTACCCGTAACGGGTAAAAATTAAGGAGCAGTCTATGTTGTTCACTTTGATTTCCTTGTTCATAGTCCGCTCCTTCTTAAGCCTTGATCAGCTGGTCTCCGTGGTAGACCGCCTCTTTGAGTATGTACTTGTAAGTCTTCTTGGCCACGGTCGCGCCGTCAAGCTCGGTCTTCAATTCGAGGTTGAGAGTAATTGGCTGCATGGCGGCAGCGTTTCCCGCTCCACCCTTGCGCCAATTGTCCGCCTCGCGCGACGTGAGCACAGCCTCGCCGCGGTGAAGCACTGCGGGGTATCCGTTATAGGGTACGTAATCCAGGCCGCCAGCGTGGCCTCTGCCGCGGCCTCCGCTTACGCCGACGTTGACGCTCAAGCCTCCGAAAAGAGAGTTCCACAGTCCGGAAAACCATGACGTCAGGCTATCCCACGCGTTACTTATTCCGTCGCGGATTTTATCGACGACCGACTGTCCGATGTTGACAAACTCTTCTACCTTGTCGCTGATGGGCGTTATCAGATTCTCTTCGACCCACTCGCCGGCCTGTTCGTATATTTCTGCGAACTTTGCCGCAAGCGTCGAAATGAATTCACTGACAAGCTCCTGCGCCGCTGTGACGACCTCGGAGACCTTAGCCGCGATTGCCGCATTAAGACTATCTATCCACGCGCCGCCGACTTCGAGGAACGAGCCGAGCGCCGCGAACAGCGCGCCTATCACCGCGAGGACAACTTCTCCGGCGGCTTCTACTATCTCCGGGATGTGCGTTACGATTTCAACCGCAAGGTTCACGATTATTTCTACAACGGCCGCCGCCAGTGCTGGGAGGTTATTCAGGATAGCCCCGGCAACGGCAGTAATGATCTGGATTACCCCGTCTACAAACGCGCCTGTGTTGTCCGCCATCGACTCGGCGAGGCTCACTACAAGCTCCAGTGCCGCGGTCAACAGCGTCGGGAGATTGCTTATCAGGGCGCCGGCAAGTGTGCCGACGATGGATACCGCCGCTTCCAGCAGCATCGGAGCATTCGCGCCGATGGTATCAATGATTTGAGGAACTACAAGATTCGCAAAATCCGCGATGCCCTGCACAACCTGCATTATTCGTGGCTCAATGTTCTGATAGACATTCCCCGCCGATGTGACAAGGTTGTCTATTTTGGTTTCGAGGTCTGCGTTTTCATCTGCAAAGGCTGTCATTAGGTCTTTCCACGCCGACTTCATCGACGCAACAGAGCCTTGTATAGTATCCGCCGCTTCGCCCGCCGCGTAGCCCGACAGTCCTTGCATTTCGATGTAATCCACCAGCGCCGACTGACAATCCGCGAGATTGTCGATCGTGTACTCGGTCATCCTGCCGTTCTCGGCATTCCACGCATTGACGCTGTCGATCAGGCTCTCAAAGCCCTCTTTTGTCGGCGTAATACCCAGCTGCAGGTTATCCAGCATCGTGTAGTTATTCTTCATGATGCCGTTGAAGGCATTCTGCACGGACTCCTGCGACGCACCGGTGGCTGCTACGACGTCAGCCTCAGCAGTAATGATCTTATCCGCGAGCTCCGCCGCAGCCTGAGCGTTGCCGCCGAGCGCCGTTTTAAGACCGGTAGCAAAGCCGTTGACCTGAGTCAGGTACTCGTTCTGGCTCATCTGCACATTCTTGTATGCGTTCTCGGCATTCGCTGCGACGGTATCGTAAGCGTCGCCAAACATCAGCTGCGCGCCGCCGACGAGCTGCTCATACTCCGCGAACTGTGATATGCTCGCCTTGCCGAGTGCAGCCACTCCCGTGGCTACAGCCCCTATTGCAGCCGCGCCGATCTTCGCTGCAGCAGCAAGCCCGGTCTTGAGCTTTGAGCCGAATCCGTCTGCTTTGGTCTGTGCATCGTCGAGGTCTCGCTCATATTCACTTGTGTCAAGGCTCAGCCTTGCGAACAGTTCAAAAACATTCATTCTTCAGTGCCGTTAATGTCTCGCTTCATGCGCTCAATTATCTCTTCCGGCGGCTCTTCAACAGCCTGCGGTTTGAGCATGTCTACGTACCGAATGTTCAGCCCGCCGATGATCTTGAGCGCATCTGTGATGTATATCTGGTAGGCTCGTTTTTCTTGCTCCCTCCGGTCGATATCCGGAAGCAGTAAAAAGAACGATGCCGCGCTGACTTTCGGCGCGGATAGAAGAGCGTTTATTATCCTTTCTCTCCCGACTCCGCGCACGATTTGAAAAAAGTCATAAGCTCCTTATCATTGGCGATGTCGCGGATCTGCGTCATCGTCTTGATGAAGTTCTGCTTCCCGATCACTTCTGCGGTCGTGTCGTTGAGCACGGCAAGTATCCCGAATACATCCTCGCGGTGCTCCTTGAGCAGTATCGGGACAACTTTGTTGAATTTTTCCACACCTGCAAGCAGCATATCCGCGCGGGTCTCGGCGTGGAGCTTTTCCTTGAGAGTGGTGAGCAGCTCGTTGTCGACCGCAATGCTGCTTATATAAGGGGTCAGGGCGCACATTACATCGCACGCCCTGTCGGTTGAAAATTCAGAAAGCTTCATGTTCCGTCCCCCGTGTTGCTCGTGGTCTCAGCTGTCCCGCTCTGGACGTAAATGTCGACAGGGACGGTGTTCTGGTCGGTGAGGCTCG